GCTAATACAATACAAAACGTAATAGAAGGTGGGGCATATCTAGCCTTATCTGAAGGAGACAAGATTGTAGGTTTTGAAGAGTCTAGCTCAGACTTTCAGGTAACGCTTTCTGGAGAAGAGCATTACCAACCTACATAACGGCTATTCCGTATTGTCTCTACTAACCTAACGTTAGTTATGTATAACTATGTATGCCCAAAAAGACAGGGCTAACATAGGAGAATATACATAATGTTTAGAAGAATATTTGATAGATTAGTAGAAGCAAGAGCAGAGTCAGCTAGACGTAAGATTGCACGTATGCAACTTTACAAGATGACTGACAGAGAGCTACGAGACTTAGGTATAGGTAGATGTGATATAGAAAGAGTTATACTGACAGGTAAAGCTCTTTGAAAAACACAATCAGTTCTTTAATGATACTAGGAGTACTTTTGGAGGAGGCTCGTGGACCCAGTAACAATTATCGGTGGTGCAACCGTAGCCTTCAATGCGTTGAAGAGAGGTTTTCAAGTAGGTAAAGACCTACAAGATATGTCAGGACAGTTGACCCAATGGGCAAGTGCTATGAGTGACTTGTCTTATGCCGAACAAAAAAATAAGAACCCTCCTTGGTGGAAAGCACTCAACGGACAATCTGTTGAGGCAGAAGCCCTAGAGATATTTACAGCTAAGAAGAAAGCTCAGGCTATGCGTCAGGAGCTAAAAGATTGGATCTCGTTTAGTATGGGACCTTCAGCTTGGGATGAACTGGTAGCCACTGAGGGTAAGATACGTAAACAGAAAAAAGAACAAGAGTATCGTAAAGCAGAGATACAAGAAGCTATTATAACTTGGGGCGTAACAGGTTTGCTTTTACTTACAGGGCTTGGTATCTTTGGCTTTATATTATATATGGTGGCATAAATGACAAGAAATTTAACTGAGAAGCAACAAAAGTTCCTTGAGGTTTTGTTTGATGGTGCAGGTGGCGATGTTGTACAAGCTAAGAAACTAGCAGGGTACGGTGATGGCACTAGTACTACATCTATTGTAGAATCATTGAAAGATGAGATAGGTGACAGAACACGTAGTTACTTTGCACGTACTGCACCTAAAGCTGCAATGGCTATGGTGGGTGCATTAAGTGATCCTACAGAACTAGGCATACGAGATAAGATGTCAGCAGCTAAAGACTTGCTTGATCGGGCAGGACTAGGTAAAGTAGAAAGAGTAGATGTATCGTCATCTAGTGGTGGCGTATTTATACTACCATCAAAAGAAGGAAAGAACGAATAGCTAAATATCGTGAGTCATTAGGATACTGGGAATTACCTAAACCACACAAGGGTGCAGAAAAAGATTGGCACGTAATAGCTAGAGTAACTAGGACAGTGCCTTTCGGATATAAAGTGCATCCTGACAATGATAAGATACTTGAGCCTATTGTAACAGAGTTAGAAGCATTAGAACTTGCAAAGAAACATCTTATGCAGTACTCTTACAGAGAAGTAGCACTGTGGTTAACAAAACAAACAGGTAGGTACATATCTGATACAGGGCTAAAGAAAAGAGTAGACATTGAGCGAAAACGTAAGAAAGCAGCTACAATTAAACGCAAGCTTGCCAAAAGGCTCGAAGAGACGTTACAAGAAATCAAGAAGCTCGAAGAAGAATGTATCGGAGCCTATACAAGCAGAGCTAACGAAGCAAGAGCCTGAAGTAGAAGTTGTAGCAGCAGAAGTCAAAGCACCTGAGTTTGACGTTGATATTGCACAGGACATCGTGTTTAAGCCAAACCCAGGTCCACAGACAAACTTCCTATCCGCATCTGAAAGGGAAGTTTTGTACGGTGGGGCGGCTGGCGGTGGTAAGAGTTTTGCGATGCTGGCTGACCCACTTCACGGTTTAAATGATCCTAACTTTAGTGGTCTACTTGTTCGTCATACTACTGAAGAACTTAGGGAACTTATACAAAAGAGTCAAGAGCTTTATCCTAAAGCTGTGCCAGGTATCAAATGGTCAGAACGTAAGTCACAGTGGATTGCACCTAGAGGCGGTAGACTGTGGATGTCGTACCTCGACAAAGACATGGACGTAACACGATACCAAGGTCAAGCGTTTAACTGGATTGGCTTTGACGAGTTAACACAGTGGCCTACACCCTACGCTTGGGATTATATGCGGTCACGACTTCGTTCAGCATTTAGTTCTCAGCTAGGTTTATACATGAGAGCTACAACAAACCCAGGTGGCAACGGACATCAGTGGGTTAAGAAAATGTTTATTGATCCATCTCCTGCTGATCAACCTTTTTGGGCAACCAGTATTGAAACAGGAGACACTATAAAATTTCCTAAAGGGCATAGTCGAGAAGGACAGCCCTTGTTTAAGCGTAGGTTCATACCTGCTAGTTTGTTTGATAACCCTTATCTTGCAGACAGTGGCGATTATGAAGCAATGCTATTATCATTGCCTGAGCATCAAAGAAAGCAGTTACTAGAAGGTAACTGGGATGTTAACGAAGGAGCAGCATTTCCTGAATTTGATAGAAGCATACACGTTGTGGAGCCATACAGTATTCCTAAATCATGGGTTAGATTTAGAGCTTGCGACTATGGTTACGGCTCCTACACTGGAGTTTTATGGATCGCTGTTTCACCAAGTGAACAACTGGTTGTCTACAGAGAGCTATATTGTTCTAAGGTTACAGCTACAGATTTAGCGGATATGATTATTGAAGCTGAATCAGAAGATGGTACTATGAGGTACGGTGTGTTGGACTCATCCCTCTGGCATAAAAGAGGTGATACTGGCCCATCACTTGCAGAGCAGATGAACATGAAGGGATGCAGATGGCGTCCTTCAGATCGCTCTCGTGGTTCTAGGGTTGCCGGTAAGAATGAGATACACCGTAGGTTGCAGGTGGATGAGTTCACCGAAGAGCCTAGACTCGTGTTCTTCTCCACCTGCACGAATACTATAGCGCAAATCCCTGCGATTCCGCTAGACAAAAAGAATCCTGAAGACGTAGATACAAATGCTGAGGATCACTTGTACGATGCATTACGTTACGGTATAATGACTAGACCAAGAAGTTCTATATGGGATTTTAATCCTGCAACACAACGCTCTGGCTTTCAAATGTCAGACCCAACATTCGGATACTAAACTATGGCAGAAATAGACGATATATCTTTTGACACAGATGATGTAGTAGCAGCAGAAACTGAAGAAGATAAACTCTTTGAAAGTGTAAACAGTATTGTTTCATTTGTAGGAGATAGATACAAACGTGCAGAAGATGCTCGTTTAGGAGATGAAGATCGTTGGATGAGAGCTTACCGTAACTACAGAGGTATATACGGACCAGACGTTCAATTTACTTCATCAGAAAAATCAAGAGTATTTGTAAAGGTAACTAAGACAAAAACACTAGCTGCTTATGGTCAGATAGTAGATGTCTTATTTGGTAACAACAAGTTTCCTCTTTCTGTAGATCCATCTATATTACCTGATGGTGTAGCTGAGTCAGTACATATTAATTTAGACCCTAATGCAGAAAAAGCCTCAGAAGAGTTAAAGACTACTTTTACTACAGAAACAAACAAACCATATCTTATTACACCAGACACAAAACTAAAACCTGGTGAAACACTCTATGATCTAGAAAAGAAGATGGGTAGTGTAAGTGATAAGCTTTCATCTGTATCTGAAAAAGTAATTGAAGGCGATGGTACAACTCCTACTAGTGTAACATTTCATCCTGCTATGGTAGCAGCTAAGAAGATGGAAAAGAAAATACACGATCAGTTACAGGAGTCAGGTGCAACAAAACATCTAAGATCTATGGCATTTGAGATGGCGTTGTTAGGTACAGGTGTAATGAAAGGACCGTTTGCAATAGATAAAGAGTATCCTAACTGGGATGACAATGGTGATTACGATCCTCTAACAAAAACTGTACCGTCTACTAATCATGTAAGTATTTGGAACTTCTATCCTGACCCTGAAGCGACATCGATGGATGACGCTGAGTACGTTATTGAAAGACATAAACTTTCTAGGAATCAATTACGTGCATTAAAAGATAGGCCATACTTTATCGAAGATGCTATTGAAGAAGCTGTAGCTACTGGCTCAGATTATGTTCGTAAGCACTGGGAAATGAAGATGGAAGACGATGATAGTATTTCTTCAGAAAGTGAAAGATGGGAAGTACTAGAGTTTTGGGGCTACGTAGATAAAGAGGTACTAGAAGAAAATGGTATAAAGATACCTAAAGAACTACAAGACTTGTATGAGATAAGTGCTAACATATGGACAGTAAACGGTAGAGTTATTCGATGTGTACTAAATCCATTTAAACCTGCACGTATACCATACTACGCAGTTCCTTTTGAGCATAACCCTTATTCCTTCTTTGGTGTAGGTATTGCAGAAAACATGGATGACACACAAACTTTGATGAACGGTTTCATGCGAATGGCTGTTGACAATGCTGTGCTTTCTGGTAATCTTCTGATTGAGATTGACGAAACCAATCTAGTGCCAGGACAAGACATGAGTGTACATCCTGGCAAGGTATTTCGCAGACAGGGTGGTGCGCCTGGTCAAGCAATCTTTGGCACTAAGTTTCCAAACGTTGCAGGTGAAAACATGCAGTTATTTGATAAGGCAAGGGTATTATCAGATGAGTCAACAGGCTTTCCATCTTTTGCTCACGGTCAAACAGGCATACAGGGTGTGGGGCGTACTGCTTCTGGTATTTCTATGCTTATGTCTGCTGCCAACGGTAGCATCAGGACTGTTGTAAAGAATGTAGATGACTACCTTATTTCACCTTTAGGTAAAGCTTTCTTTTCTTTTAACATGCAGTTTGACTTTGATGAAAGCATAAGAGGTGACTTAGAAGTTAAAGCTAGTGGTACAGAAAGTCTTATGGCTAATGAAGTACGTAGCCAACGCTTGATGCAGTTCTTGCAGGTAGCACAGAATCCAGTGCTTGCTCCGTTTGCAAAAATGGATTACATTATTAGAGAGATTGCTAAGAGTATGGATCTTGACCCTGATAAAATTACTAACTCTATGCAGGATGCAGCCATACAAGCTGAGATAATGAAGGGCTTCCAACAACCTATGCAACCACCGCCAATGCCACCTGAAGGTGCTCCAGCAGGTGCAGACGTTCAAGATCCAACTGGTGCAGGGGGAGGCAATATTGGTACAGGTATAGCACCTGCTCCTGAAGAACCAGGGTTTACTGGTAATGTCGCTTAAGGCTTTTGTAAACAATAAAAAAGAATGGGATGCATTCTGTGAAGAAGTAGACAGCATGATTGTTGAACAACAAAGACGTTTAGAACAATCAGAGGTAGCTATAGATCTACATCGTTGTCAAGGTGCAATAGGAATATTAAGAAGAATAAAATTTATGAGGGAAAAAGTTAATGGCAGCAAATAAAGAAGAAGACCAAATGATCATGGCTTTTATGGTGGACGATGGTAAGGATGTAGATCCTGTATCGGGTAATGATGTACCACCAGGTTCTTTAGCTAAAGAAGTAAGAGATGATATTCCTGCACAATTATCAGAGGGAGAATATGTAGTACCTGCTGATGTTCTTCGTTTTTATGGTATGAAGTTCTTTGAAGACTTACGAGAGAATGCTAAGATAGAGTTAGCTAGAATGGAAGCAGAGGGACGTATTGGTGGACAACCTGTAGATGCAGCAGTAGGTGGCTACATGACAGGGCAGCCTACTCAATCAACAACACCTGATCCGTATGAACAGCAGAGGATGATGTATAGACAAGGCGCACCTGTTGCTATGGGTAATGCAGGTTATGATAATGGTGGAACAGTTGCACTTAATCCTTTTGGAAACCCAGTAAATAATCCTTTTTCAAATATAGCTAGCCCTACATTTAACCCAGGTGATCCTGCTTCAAATGCCGCAAACACAAATATAAAAACAAACATACCAAAGCCTATAATAAAAGATGGTATGACGTATATGCCACCTAGTAATTTTTATGTAGGCTCTAGCTTATTAGGTCCTGCACCTAGTCTTACACCTCCGTTTACTCCTGTAACTTTGTATGGACCTAACGGTGAAATAGTTACTGCTAATACTCAGGCAGAGTATGACAATTACATAAATCAAGATTATAAAACAACACAGACTACTACAGAACAAGAACCTATTGCATATGAATCGGACAACGAGGATATAAATCAAGAAGTAGCAAACCTAACTACTATTTCACAACAGCAAGAAAGAGAAGATTATGCTAAAGACTTTGAAAGTGCTCTAGCAGGTACAGCTAGTGACAAAACTTACATAAACATATACGAAAACCTAGCTTCTCAGCAAGCTACACTCACTGGCATGGCTGCAATGAATCCTATGGTTGCTCCTGTAATACTTAAAACATATGCAGATAGAAAAAAATTAAACGCTGCTCTAGAAAAGAAATATGGAGCTAACTGGAAGACAGATCCAAAATATGCAACCCTAGCCGCAGAATTTAAAAGAATAGATGAAACTAGTATGGCAGACAGACTTAAAGAAGGGTTTGGTCAGTTTAAAAAAGATATGAGTGACATTTTTAAAGACAAAGAAGAAGAGGAATACGTGCCTCAATATAGTGTGTATGGACTTTCTATGGGTGGACCACAGCCAACAGTTCAAGATCTAAGTGATAAAATTGGTTTTGATATTTCAGAAACTAGTCTCAACTCTAATGGTCATGTAACCCTGCTATCAGAACAAGAGCAAAGAAATTTTGATGCTGCTGTAAGAATGGGTAATGGTTCAGCAGCTAGACACTACGCTATAATAAATGCATCTAGAGTAAAACGTTTACTAAGGGATGGTTTAAAAGAGGGTTTAACTGACGCTGAAAGAGAAAAGCTTGGTCTTGATAAAGATCCTGTAATAACTCCAGTTCAACCTGAACCACCAGCCGCAGAGGGTGGAGGCGATGATGGCGATTCTGGTTTTTATGGAGGTTCTGCTGAAGCTGAAACTGCATTAATTCAAGATGAAAGTCTTTCTGATGAAGCATTTTTTGAACAGTTTGAAGCAAGCCCTGCAGGACAGGCCATAGCAGAAGTGGCAGATGATACACCAGAAGGTCCATCTTTTGATGACTCATCATTAGGAAAATAAAAGTAATTCCATATAACAATAAGGATACCCAGCTTCGGCTGGCCCCAACATAAGGAGAAACAAAATGGCAGAACAAACAGCAGCAGTAGTAAAAGAAGAAGCAAAGCCTATAGTGATAGACTCTGCAGCACATCGTAGAAACGCTGATCGTGCAAAGAAAGATGAAGAAGAGCTAAAAAAGCTTATAGAAGAACACACAGGTGTCTCAGATGAGAAAGAAGAATCCAGTAGCGAAACTGTTAAGGACACCAAAGTTCAGGCAGAGAGTAGTTCAGAACAAAAAGAAGAACCAAAAGCCGAAGCACAAGAAGAAGCTGCAGACGATGACTTAAGTGCAGAAGAAAAAACATTTAAGCAACGCTATGCTGACATCCAACGCTATATGCAGGACAAAGCTGAAGAGCATAAAAAAGAAATAGAAAAGCTAAAAGGTCAGCTAGACTCAGCAGCTAAGAATGAACTTGTTCTCCCTAAGAGTGATAAAGAGATAGAAGCTTGGTCTAAGAAATATCCTGATGTAGCAGGTATAGTAGAGGCTATAGCAGATAAGAAAGCACAAGAGCGTTCACTAGATATAGATAAACGTTTGAAGGAAGTAGAAGAGTTACGTGTAAATGCTAAACGTGAAAAGGCTGAGGCTGAACTACTTAGCATACACCCTGACTTTCAAGAGATACGTGCAGACGATGAGTTTCATGGATGGGCTAAAGCTCAACCTAAGTGGGTGCAAGATGCACTCTATGAGAATGTTGATGATGCCAAATCTGTAGCAAGAGTAATTGACTTGTATAAAGCAGATAATAACATCACTACAAAGAAACGTGATACTAGCGACAAAGATGCAGCCAAAGCTGTAAAAGCTCGTGTCCGTAATACACCTGAGACTGATGAAAGTAGAACATACCTTCGTGAATCTGAGGTGAAGAAGATGTCCACTAGGGAATATGAAAAGCGTTCAGATGAAATTATGGAAGCTATCCGTAGTGGCAAGTTTATTTATGATTTGTCTAAATAATTGCTTGACAACTAAAAAATCATAAGTATAACTACAAACATGATAAGAGTGACTTATATGTTACTCTATCGTGACTAACACTAAGCCACAATAAGAACTACCCTGCAATATAGGCCCAACGCTATGAAGTCGGCCAACTGATTAGCATGTTGATACCCTAATATGAACGGCCTCTTTGGTGGATATGACGTGTACATTTTAACATAGCCATATCTATATAAGGAGAAACACAATGGCTTTCGCAACAGCAGCAGGTTATGGCAATTTACCTAACGGTAATTTTTCGCCAATAATCTATTCCAAGCAGGTACAACTTGCGTTTCGCAAGAGTGCCGTAGCTAATGCGATCACAAACTCTGATTATTTTGGGGAGATCGCAAACCAAGGTGATACAGTGAAAATTATCAAGGAGCCGGAAATTTCCGTATCCTCATATTCTCGCGGTACACAAATCTCAGCGCAGGATCTTGATGACGAAGAGTTTCAATTGACTGTCGATAAAGCTAACTATTTTGCTTTTAAGATGGACGATATTGAAGAAGCTCACTCGCACATCGATTTTATGCAGCTTGCAACTGATCGTGCAGCATACAGACTAGCTGATCAGATGGACCAAGAAGTTCTAGGTTATCTGTCAGGTTTTAAACAGTCTGCGTTACACGCAAATGCAGGTACAGCAAATGACGTAGTAAACGGCACTAAAGCTGTATCAACTGCAGGTTCAGACGAACTTCTTTCTTCTATGAAGTTAAAGAAAGGCTCCTTTGGAAATATCACTACATCATCTGCTGATGATCACTCAATTCCATTGAAGCCACGTTTCGGTGGTGCAACTGCTGCAGATACTGCAACAGCAACCCCATTACAAGTTATTGCTCGTATGGGACGCCTTTTAGATCAACAACAAGTTGATACAAGAGGCAGATGGTTGGTTGTTGACCCAGTGTTTGTAGAACTACTCAAAGACGAAGACTCACGCATGTTAAATGCTGACTTCGGTGGAGCAGGACTACAAAACGGTTTGGTATTGAATAACATTCACGGTTTCCGTATGTATACTTCATCAAACCTTCCTTCAGTAGGAACTGGTCCAGGAACAACAGGTTCAGCTAACCAAAACTCAAACTTTGGTGTAATCGTAGCTGGTCACGACTCAGCAGTAGCAACTGCAGAGCAAATCAACAAAGTTGAAACTTATCGTGATCCAGACTCATTCAGTGACATCGTTCGCGGAATGCACCTATATGGTAGGAAGATTCTTCGTCCAGAAGCAATCGTTACTGCCAAGTACAACGCAGCGTAAGGGGGGATTGAATAATGGCTACTTATGACATGACTTCAAAGTCCACTGTTGGTGTTAATTCAGACAGCAGTGCAACAGCTACCTCTCGCCATCAAGCAATGGGAATGTACATGCGTGAAGCACGTCTTGACATTGCTAAGTTGGTTGCAGCAGGGTACTCAAACGCAGATGGAGACATCTTCCAACTTCTAGAAATTCCTGCTAATACATTAGTATTGTTTGCAGGTGCTGAAGTTGAAACTGCTTTCAATGGCACATCACCAACTGTAGATATTGATTTTGCAGCAGGTGATGATATTGTTGATGGCGGTGACGTTTCTTCCGCTGGCTTCTTAGCTTCAGGATCAAACGGTCAGGCTATGGTTGTTGGAACAGGTTCTGCTTCAACTTTCACACAGCACGTAACAACTACAGACACAATTGACGTTAAGTTGATTGCAGGTTCTGCAGATGTTACATCTGGTATCCTACGTGTTATGGCATGTTGCATTGACACAGGTGCTAGAGGTGGACGTGCGCCTGATGAAGTAGATAGAGATCTACTTGCGTAACATAAACTAAAAGTGGGGGGCTGGGAAACTAGCCCCTCTACGTACATCTAAAGGGCATCAATATGGCTACTACATATCTTACACTTGTTAATGAATTACTGCGTAGATTAAATGAAGTTACTCTAGACACTGCAGGTGATGGTTTTACAACTGTACGTAATGTACAAGCTTTAGCAAAAGATGCAATCAATAATAGTATTAGACTCATTGTTCAAACTGGACAAGAGTTTCCTTTTTTAAAAACAACAGAGACGCAAACACTTACTGCAGGTACTAGGCAGTATAGTTTTCCTACTGATTACTCTAGCACAGATTGGGATACATTTTATCTTAAAAAGTTAACTTCTAAAGATAACGCCCCTGTAAGACTAAAGCCAATCAGCTATGATGACTATATTCAAAACCACAGAAATATCGATGACACAGGTGATCAAACAAATGGAGATGGTGCTCCAATATATGTATACCAAACACTAGAAGAAAAGTTTGGTGTAACTCCTGTGCCAGATGCAGCCTACCAAGTAGAGTACATCTACTGGTCTTTTCCCAGTGACTTAACTAACTTTAATGATACTTCAGTTATACCTGATAGGTTTAACCACGTTGTTATTGATGGTGCTATGATGTTTATGATGCGCTTTCGTAGCAATGAACAAAGTGCTGCCATGCATCAAAACAACTTTGATCAAGGTATAAAACAGATGCGTAGAGTGTTAGTTGATGATCCTCTTATTGTAAGATCCACAGTAATAACAAGATCTAATACAAGCACATTCGGGAGATTTATTTAACAATGGCAGATAATCTAGCCTCGTTTAAGATATTCTGTCAGGGTGGGCTAAACACTAGTAGAGATGTTTTATCCCAAGGTGAAACTGCACCTGGTTCTGCTATAAAGCTTACAAACTATGAGCCGTCTGTTACTGGTGGTTATCGTAAGATAAACGGATTCAGTAATGATTTTGGGACAGTAACAGGTACAGGAAATGTTCTTGGAGTCTGCGTAGCTAATGGTATTAATGATGGCATACTAGCCTGTCGAACTCCTTCTAGCGGTAATAATTATTTACATAAATGGAATAACTCTACAAGTGCATGGGATGCTGTAACTACTTCTGGATCACCTACTATGTCAGGTGTAACAAAAGTTAGATTTACTAGATATAATTTTGGTAGTCCAAAGGTAATACTTACAGATGGTGTAAACCCTGCTGCTACATATGATGGATCAACATATACTCAGATAACACACGCCAACGCTCCTGATGACCCTAAAGTATCTGCTGTATTTCAAAATCATATGTTCTTAGCAGGTGACCCTAACGAAGATACCAATCTATACTTTAGTGCTCCTTTAGCAGAAACAGACTTTAGTGCTGCTAATGGCTCTGGTGTAATAAATGTAGGTTATCCTATAGTAGCTATAAAGACGTTTCGTAATGCTTTGTTTATTTTTGGCAGTAACAACATTCGTAAGCTTGTTGGTAATAATATTTCTAATTTCGTATTAGAGACTGTTACAGATAATCTTGGATGTTTAGCTACAGATAGCGTTATAGAGATAGGTGGAGACTTACTATTTCTTTCACAGGATGGTCTACGCCCTGTTTCTGGTACAGATAAAATAGGTGATGTAAACTTAGAAACCGTATCAAAAGATATTCAATCAGTCTTTACAGATGTTGTTTTTGATATTGATTTGGATGGCTTAAACGCTGTTGTAATCAGAGGTAAATCACAATTTAGGTATTTCTTTGCTGCTGCAGACACACAAGGTGTTATAGGTGGATTTAGACAAACACCTAATGGACTACAGTTTGAGTATGGACAATTATTAGGTATCACAGCTACTTGTGCAGATAGTGGTTACATAGGACAAAACGAATTTGTATTACATGGAGATAGTACAGGTAAAGTTTATAGACAAGAAAAAGGTAACAGCTTTGGAGGAAGCGATATATTCAGTGCTTTCCAAACTCCTTACTTGTACATGCAAGACCCAGAGCAACGTAAAATATTTTATACTATAGCAACTTATTTACGTTCTGAAGGTGATAATGAAATATTAATGTCAGCAGTATATGATTACGAAGATGTAAATGTGTTAAACCCCAATGACTTTACAATAAGTAATGAAAATGCTGCTGCCTATTATAACGAGGCTGCGTATGCTGCTGCTGATGCTACTAGTGGTGCTGTTTACGATGGTAGTCCTGCGCCTATACGAAGAACAAATGTGTCAGGATCAGGCAAGTCAATATCAATGAGATATGTTACAAACGATACAAAACCTTCACACAGTATACAAGGTTTGGTAATTACATTTGGGGTAGGAGATAGGTTATAACATGGCAGGTTATTCAAGACAATCCGCATCAACTATACAGCCTAATGAGGTCATTAAAGCTGCACCAGTAAATGCAGAGTATAACGCAATACGAGATGCGTTTGCTTTATCTGGTGGTCACAAACATGATGGTAGTTCTACTGAAGGTGCATACGTACCTCTCATAGCTGATACTGATGCTTTAAACAAAATAGCGGTAGACACTAGTAACAATAGACATGGGGTGTTTGTTGAGGTTTCTTCTTCAGCAGTTGAACAGATTAGATTCCAAGACGGTGTAATTGTACCTGTAACAGATAACGATATAGACTTAGGTACAAGTTCTGTAGAGTTTAAAGATTTATATTTAGATGGAACAGCTACAGTAGACACACTTCAAGTAGACGAGAACGCTACAGTAACAGGTAACCTTTCTGTAAATGGAAACACTACACTTGGTAATGCAGCTACAGATACTGTTACGGTAACTGCTGACATTGCCTCTGCTCTTTTACCTTCTGCAGATGATACACATGACTTGGGTGCTACAGGTTCTGAGTGGCGTGATTTATACATAGATGGGCAAGCTAACATAGATACTCTTGCTGTTGATGCAAATGCTACGGTGGCAGGTACACTTGTAGTGACAGGAGCTACGACACTAAACGGTGGTCTTGTCATGGACTCAGATAAGTTTACCGTTGCAGATACAAGTGGTAACACTTCTATTGGGGGTACTCTTACAGTTGCAGGTGCAACTACATTAGCTGCTACATCTTTTGGTGATGCAAACATTACTAATGTAGGAGACATAGCGTTAGACAGTATTAGTGCAGATGGTAGCACAATTACTATTACTGGTAACACTACGTTTGCTGACGGCTCTTTTGATTTTAATATAGCATCTCACGATGGTACAAATGGACTTGCTCTTGGTGGTACGGTAGTAACTGCTTCAGCAGCAGAACTAAACATCATGGATGGAGTAACTGCAACTACTGCTGAACTTAATATTATGGATGGTGTTACAGCCACTACTGCAGAGTTAAACATACTTGATGGGGTAACTTCAACAGCAGCAGAGTTAAATATATTAGACGGTGTTACTGCCACTGCTGCAGAGCTTAATACACTAGACGGCATCACAGCAGTTGTTGGCGAACTTAATGCACTAGACTTAGGAAGCACAGCAGTTGGTACAGCCATAGCATCTAAAGCTGTAGTGTTAGACTCCAATAAAGACTACACAGGTATTCGTAACTTTACAATAACAGGCAACTTGACTGTAGGGGGTACTACCACAGTTGTAGATACTGTTACTATGAATGCACAGAATGCTGTGGTATTTGAAGGCGCTACTGCTGATGATCACGAAACTACACTTACTATTGTAGATCCTACAGCAGACCGCACAATCAATTTGCCAAATCAAAGTGGTACTATCCCTGTATTAGCTGCAGTAAGCGCAACTCAAATTAGTGCTACACCTGAAGAGTTAAACATCATGGACGGTGGTACTTCTGCTACATCAACTACACTTGCAGATGCAGATAGAGTTGTAGTTAATGATGCAGGAACTATGAAGCAGGTAGCTCTTACTGATTTTGAAACATACTTTGAGTCAGCACTTGATACATTATCAAATGTAACTACAGTAGGCGCACTAAATAGCGGTAGCATTTCAAGTGGATTTGGTGCTATAAACAATGGCTCAAGTGCCATAACTACAACAGGCACTGTAACTTATGGTAGCTTATCAGATGGGACTATAACTATTACAGGTTTTGTTGATGAAGATGATATGTCATCTAATAGTGCAACATTAATTCCTACACAACAATCTGTAGAAGCTCGTATACAGGCTGTAAATGCAACTGCTAATAATGTAACAGGTCTTAATGCTACAGGCGCAGAGCTTAATACTGTAGCAGATGTATCAGCAATTAGTCCTGACACTTCTACAGCAGTAGCAAACAATGATGCAATACTTATGTTTGATAATTCAGCTACTGGATTAAAGTATTTTGATGTAGACTTACTTGATACATACTACGCACAGACAAGTAAAACACTAACAAATAAAACTCTTACTAGTCCTGTTGTGACAGGCTTACATCTTAATGACGCAGGTTTTACTGTAGAAGGTTCTAGTGCTGATGGCAATGAAACTACTGTAGCTTTTACTGATCCAACAGCAGATAGAACAATTACATTCCCTGATGCTACAGGTACGATTGCTTTACTAGCAAGCCCTACTTTTACAGGAACACTAACTGCTCCTACCATAAATGCATCAACTGCTTTACAAATAGGTGGAGTAGCAGTAACATCTACAGCAGCAGAATTAAACATACTTGATGGTGTTACATCTACAGCAGCAGAGTTAAATATATTAGATGGTGTAACAGCAACTACTGCAGAATTAAATCACGTAGACGGTGTAACCTCTGCAATACAAACACAATTAGACGCTAAGGCATCAACTGGTAAGGCGATTGCAATGGCAATGGTATTTGGATAATAAAGGAGTTTTTAAATGGCAAATCCAAATGTAGTAGCAGTCACTAGTATTCTAGCTAAAACAGTGCTAGATGCTGATGTTGCTGCAAGCGCAGTTACGTTATTAACGTGTGCATCAGAAAAATTATGTAAAATTAATTCGTTAATTATAGCTAACATAGATGGCACTAACGCTGCTGATATATCTGTGTGGATTACACGATCTAGTGCAGATCATTATATAGCTAAAGGTGTTACAGTTGCAGCAGGAAGTACATTGTTGCCAATTGATAAAAACATGGGGTTATACTTAAATGAAAGCGACATATTAAAAATACAAGCAAGTGCAGCAGGAGATTTGTCTGCTGTTCTTTCATATGAAGAAATTGATGACGCTTAATAGAAAGTAACTTAATGAAAGCTTTCGGTAATATAGATAAAGACGCTATCATCAGGGCTGCGGTCAGTGAAGGACTAACTGTTACTCAGGCCATAGGCACAGAAGTAACTTTAAACTCAGGTTCTACAACTGGTTTTGCTGCGGCTTTTGACTCTAACGCAGGAAAAGTTGTAATTGCTTATAGTGATGGCACTGATGGAAATAAAGGCAAAGCTCGTGTTGGCACTGTAGATCCTTCTAATAATTCCATAAGCTTTGGTTCTGCGGTAGTTTTTCAAGATAGTGAGATTACTGCCGATCAAATGGATTGTATCTTTGATAGCAACGCAAACAAAGTTGTTATTTTTTATACAGACACAAATAACCCAAGCACAGATGATAGAACTGGTACAGCTATTGTTGGAACAGTAAGTGGTACTTCAATATCTTTTGGCACTAAAGCAGCTTTTGAGTCAGGTAATACTCAATTTATTAATGCCTGTTTTGACAGTAATCTTAATAAATTTGTTGTTGCTTACAAAGATGCAGACAACTCAGATGTCGGCACATCTGCTGTTGGCACAGTGTCAGGCACAGATATAAGCTTTGGTACACCTGTTGTTTTTAATTCTGCAAACACTAATAATATAGCAATAGAATTTGATAGCAGTAATAACAAGGTTGTAATTGCTTAT